ATATTCATTCAAATGTAGAATCGGGTTCCATAGCAATATAATACTTCAAATCTCTGTCGGTGCTTGTGAATTGTGACAAAAGTTTTTGTGAGATGACAACCTCATAGGAACCAGGAAGAATCTTGATATTCTCCACTTTAAAGTTAAACGTAAAGATGCTATCAGTTTCTCCAACCACGATAGAAAAATCATTTGAGGTATCATTCTTTTTATCTCTTACTACCAGTTTCACAACACCTGCCTCACCAACAGCAGATAAATCTGGGAGTTGATAAATTGCAGCAGCCTTGAGTAACTTATCTAACTGCTGAGTATTCAACACAAAGCATACATCCTCACTTGGAAGAAGAATCTCTTTATCTGGTGGTGTTACAATCACACTTGGGTCAGCAAAGAAATACTTAGACCTTGATTTGCCTTCACGTATCATTACATACTTATCATTCTCAAAATCAAGTTCAGGTGTTTGGTGAAGATTGAGACCATTCAAAAATTGATTTAGATCATAGATTCCAAAGTCTTTTGGAAAGGTTTCAGTAATCGTTGCCTCAGCAAGTATGTTCTTCATCACTGAAATAGTGCGAAGTTTATCACCTTCCTTAAAAAGAATAGATTGATTGATACCAGAGAAGTTTTTTAGCAAAGACAGAGTTTTGTCAGAAAGTTTCATAATTTGATTTCGCAGTTTCATTATTATTTGAATTCAGAAAGTCCATTATTCTTGCGAGTATAATGACCATCAAAGTGAAGTAGTAGCATAGCATAGTGAATTACCTTAAGTAAATCACTTTTATTTCGTCCGTTTTTTGCTCCATAACGAGATCCATATTTAAGAATATTTGACTGACAAAAATCTGGTGCCAGATCCTTTGCTGCTATCAAATCAATTGTTTGAATATCTTTATACTCTTGATTTTGTCCGCAGTAGTGACTACCATAAGTGCTTGTCACATACTCTGAAACATCCTTAAGAATTTGATCTTCATTATATTTCCAAAGATGATTTTTTGATATTGGTGAATTTAGAACAACATTATCAGAAGAAGAAAAAGGAACAAATGGATTTCCAGTTAAACTAAATCCATCATCTTCCCAGTAATTATTGCAATTGAAAGAAAGATGATCTTCTCCCATTCCACCAAGAAGATGACTTCCAGTAATAGAAGCAGCACCAAATGTTACAGAAGGAGGTTTTTCTGGAATAAAACTTTCATAATTTGATTCAAAATTTTCAGTCATAATTTTTCACACTAAGGAACAAAGAAGAGGAGTATTTACCTCCTCTTATCATATCAGTTTGATTCAGATTCGTCAACAGGAAGTTTAAAATCAATATCAATCTTATCATAAAGTTCAAGGAATGCCTGTTTGGTTTCATCATCAAAACGATTTACACAAACTTGAATTGCCTTACCTTTATCTTGAAAGATACTATAAGCACGAAGAATATGAACTAAACGACGAGTGGAAATGATTTCTTCAATACCACCATCATAAAAGGTCTTACGGATTACATCACCCCAATCTACAAGTCTCTTACAAAACTCTTTATCTTCAATACCCAAATCAAGAGCAACACCTTCTAAAATTCTTTGTTCTACTGAGGGAGCAGGATATGACTGCTCAAAGGTTACAGGAAATCTTTCTAAAAATGCTTCATTAAGAACATTAGTTCCAATAAACCTTCCATCCTCACTACCTTTACCTTTTGTATTAGCAGTTGCAAATATATTAAATCCAGAAGTAGGTCTTACAAACTTACCAATCTTCTTTAAAAATACACCTTTACCTTCCAGAACAGATTGAAGACAAAGTATTTTATTGGATGCTAAATCAACCTCATCAAGAAGAAGAATCGCACCTCTTTCAAGTGCCTCAATAACTGGGCCATTATGCCAAGCAGTTTCACCATTTATTAAACGAAATCCACCAATCAAATCATCTTCATCAGTTTCTATTGTAATATTTACACGAATTAGTTCCCTACCAAGTTGAGCACAAGCTTGCTCAACACTGAACGTTTTACCATTACCCGAAAGACCCGTGATAAATGTCGGATAAAAAAGATTGGACTGAATAATTTTCTTAATATCATTGAAGTTACCAAACTTGACGAAAGTATCATCTTTATCAGGAATAAGATTTTGTTCCACAGCAGGAAGAGCAGCAGGGGCAGAATAACTACGTTCTATTTCTCGAACTTTTCTTTGTGTCACTTCTAAATTCCATTTACCACGTCCAACCTTAAAGTTTTCTAAACGTTTGGTTACAGTTGGATATGAAATATTTTTAGAAACACAATACCCACGAACATCAGCAGCAATAAACTCTTTACCAAAAGTATTCTTGAGATCTGAAAGAACTTGATCGTCAGTCATTTGAATTCGTTTCATGGAGTTGATTGTTTGTTTTTGACTATAGTCATTATACAATGAAAGGAGAGCACAAAGACCATCCTATGGTCAGTTCATCAATTGGTTCTTGAGTTTTTCAATATGCTCTTGACTACCAATGTGCCCCTTATATCCAGGGTAATATTTTTCAACCATAGAACCAATACCCATTGCAGTAATGGCACTATCACATCTTACCCAAACTTCTTTGGTGTCAGATTTTACAAAGTGCTCAAGTGGAAATTTATTTTTCATCCTCCTGCCGCTTTACGTTTAGCAAATTGCATATAAGTTTCACCAGGTTTTAATCTTTTACTATAGTCTGGTTTTGTTTGTGGTGAAACATCTTGTCCCCTGTTTTCACGAGCTCGTTCTTGAGGTCCTTTACCAGGAAGTTTTTTATCTTCATTTTCGTCTGGATGCCAGTAATCCCCTGCCTCTACAACAAAATTCTTAAACGTCTTCATATCTAATTTATTTTTTAAGTATTTATGAAATGATACTTACAAACTCACCAAGAACTTTCTTATTCAACTTCTTAGTTTTCAGAGATTTTACAAATGCAGATTTAATCTGTGCCTTAGTCGCATCATCAGCAACATCAAATTCAGTATCCTGAGCAAGAGAACTTGCAGAGAGTCCAAAATAAGCATCATATGCTGAATTTGAGATATTAAGACTTCTATGCTTTTTCCAGTAAGACATAATTTTATCATATTCTGGAGATGGTTGCTTGTAATATAAACTCACAAAACGAGAGGTATCTTTATTTTCAAGAACACGAATACCTACAAAGTTAACAGATGGAAAGTTATCTTTGAGATTAGAGATTAAAACTTCTGTAAAGGAATGGTAAGTAGTACCCATTTTATAAGTTGTTCCAATCTTACGATCCCGAAGAAAAGACTGACTTGGATTCATTCCACGAGCACCCATATAATCATTTCCTCCACGTTTTACTATGTGGTGATATGGAAGATAATTTGCCTCACCATCAGTTAAAATTACACACTGAACTTTTTGTAGTTTATTATCTTTACGAAACTTTGGAAGTATTTGGTGTAGGGCAATCAAACTTTCATTTAGTGGAGTACCAGAAAGAGAGAGACGACCAGGGAATGAATATTGGCAGGAATAAGGAGTAGAAATAGCAAGTGAAAGTCTCCAGATATTAATCATCTGAGCCTCCAATAATCTGGAGTTTACTTTGCTGGTAAAAATATTAAGTAAACAAAATTCTTCAGATACACATATTAAACCTTCTTTTCTTTCGTAATGTGGATTAAGATCCTTCTTCCATTCATTTGTAAAGGCATAAACTTCAAATGGTATTGATACTTTTTTACAAAACCAAATTAGATTGTAAAGTTGCTTACAAGTATCTTTTAATACTGTTTGCATTGATCCACTCCAATCTAAAATAAAAATCAATCCGTGATTTTTACCATCAGGTATTACATTAATTTTCTTAAAAAGATCTTCATTATACTTATAGGTATGAAGACGAGTAGTATCAAGAACACCAGTACGAGATATTGATATACGAGCATATGAATCAGCTGCCTTACGACATTCAAATTCTTTTACTAAGTAATTAACTTCTTTTTGAGCAGAGTTTTTAAATTCTTTGAATAATTTATCAGATTGTTCGTAAATATTATGATTAGATAACTGATTTATTTTTGACCAATCATCTTTTACATTTTGTTGATTGAGAAAATAGTCATCAATATATTCGTGAACTTCTGAATTTTTTGCGATAACAGTATCTAAATTTACTTTTGGAATTTCAACATAAACATTTTCACCACCTGAAAGGTTTACAAGTTCTTCAATTTTTTGACGAAGAGTTTCTTCTGTACGAATTTTTGGTTCATTAGAAGATCCTTTAGGAGTATTGCTTACAGATTCTCCTTGAGTTCTTTCAGATTGTTCTGTTTGAGATTCTGAAGGTTGAGATTTATTTGATTCACCTTCATCTGATTCTTCAGATTCCTGTTGTGATTCTTCTTCTCCTTCATTAGAAGAGTTATCATTATTTTCTAACTTATGAGAATCTAACTCATTAACTTTTTGTTCTTGTTCTTTCTCATTTTTACAATACTTATAGAGTTCTTCTGCCGCATTCAGCACATCAGAAAAAGTTTCAGTTGATGCGATTAAGTTTATAATCTCACTTTCTTCAGAATTAAAATCTAATGTTAAGAAGTTTCCAATTTTAAAGTGAAGATTTGCACGATCAGCAAGATTAAAAGTAGAAATATCTTCATCACCAATCTCAAAGAAATCTTGTTCTTTCAGTTCTTTATATCCACCATAAAATGTTTTTGCAAGTCCAGCATACTTACGTTTAATTAACTTTTCAACACGAGCATCTTCAACGATATTCACAAACTGTTGAGGAACATTAGTTTCTTCAGTCCAGTCAACATCATCAGTAAAAAGAGCATGGCCAACTTCGTGCCCGACCAATAAGTCATACACGATATTGCTTGCCTTTTCCCACAAAGGTAAGGTTAACACACGAGTATGAACGTTAAAACAAGCAGTAGGTACTTTTTTGTGTTCAACCACCAAGTCTTCAGTAGCAAGCAATCTAGCAAGTTGTGATTTGATTTCGTGATTGACTGGCATCGGTTTTTTTCTTATGAACCTATCATAACAAAAAGGGTGCCCATAAAGGCACCGCAGTGGACAGATATTTAAGTGTCTATTCTGCTAAACCCCTTTATCTTGGAAAATTTAATTACACTTTCAAATCGGTCTTCCAATCCTGCTTTATGAGAGATAACAAAAATATTAGCATCCTTTACTACAAACTGAATAATTTTAAGAAACTCTTCTGTTCCAGAAGAATCTAAAGAACTATCAAAAATCTCATCAAGTATCATCAAATTACAGTTCACAGAATTTTTCATTCGTGCGACTTCTCTCCAAGTAAAAAGTAATGCTAAATCTATACGTTGTTTCTCACCTTCACTAAAAGAAGCATATGAGAAATCTTCATGAATTGGAGATTGAACAGTTTCATTAAACTCTTCATCAAGAGTAAAGTTTATATAAAAGTCCATCATCTGTAAATAACGATTGACTTGCTGATTAATTAATGGTAGATATTTTTTAATAATTTTAGATTTAACTCCACCGTCTTTTAAAAGACCATAAGAAAAATCATAGTAATTAATAGAATCTTTTTTGATTGCTAATTCATCATAAGTATTATGAAGAGTTTCTTGAAATGATTCTAATTTTTCATGTTCAGAATTTCTGTTTTTAAGTTGATTGGTAAGTTTTTGAATTTCATTTTCAAGATCTCTGATTTGCCTTTGGCATCCAGAGATTTTAGTATTGTTCCTAGAAACTTCATGTGTAAGTTTTGTAATCTCTTTTGAAAGTGTTATAAATTGATGCTCTCGATCTTCTTCCTCTTTGATTGCTACCTCCAGTTCTTTATAACCAGATTGCAAATCCTTGGCCTTATTTTGAGCATCATTAATTTTATTTATTCTAAATTCTTCATCAATCTCCTGTGTACATGTAGGGCATACCGTATTTTCATTAAAAAATTTATGTTCAACAGTAATTGTTGATACTTTCTGTGATATTTTACCTTTTAATGTTCCAAGTTTTTTGAGTTTATCAGATGCGCCAGAAACTTCTTCTTGTTTTTTTATATTGTTAAGAACATCTTCTTCAATTAAAGTATTTTCTTTTATACAATCAACAACTTCAGAATCTAAATTAGCAATCTTTTCTTTATTAGCATTTATATTTGCATTTCCACGATTCTCAAGTTCTTCAATAAAGTTTTTTTGCATTTCAACTTTATCAAAAAGAGATTCTTTTTTAAGTTCTAAAGTTTTTACTTCATCACGAATCTTACGAATCTTTTCTTTAATTACAGTATTCATTGAAGAAAAGATTTTTATATCCAATAAATCTTCAATCACTTCTCTACGATGTGATGTAGGAAGTTGCATAAAAGGAACAAATGCACTTGACCCCAATATTACAATTTGTGTAAATGACTTATAATTCATTTTAAGAACTGTCTGCTCTAACCATTTCTGTTGGTCATTTGAGGCAGAAACTTGGTCTATGACTTTATCATTACAATAAATTTCAAAGATATTTGGTTTGATTCCACGAATCACTTTCCATTCTAATGTTCCAATTAAAAATTCAACTTCAACAATACAATCTTTCTCATTAACTGTATTGATAAGTTGTGGTTTATTAATTTTTCTAAAACTACGTCCAAACAAAGAGAAGCATAATGCATCTAAAATTGTACTCTTACCAGCACCATTTGTACCAATAATTAAATTAGTTTTGTTTTTAGTGAAATTAACTTCGGTAAATTGATTACCGGTAGAAAGAAAGTTCTTCCATTTTATGGTCTTAAATGTAATCATTATTAATAATTTGGAGGAATTACAATATCATTTGAAGTAATAATAGTATACTTATAGTCATTTAAATTGCAAGTTTGTAACATAATGTCATCTTCAATTTCAATTAGATGCATTTCTGGATGTCCATCTTCTTCAAGCATCATAGCATATCTTTCAGCATCATCTTCTTCTTCAAAGAGGTATAGAATTTTTTCCCCATATTCATTCACAACAGAATATGCCCCCTCTCTTTCTCTACCGTAAATTGTTAGTAAAAACATATCTAAACTATTTCACATGCCTCACGATAAATTTCATGAAGCATTTTCTGAACAATTGATTTATCAAGAGATATTTCAGATTCTTCAACATAACGATTCAAAATAGAAAGTGTATCCTCTGATTCATAAGCCTCAAATTCTTCATTTTCTTCAATTTGGAGGTTTTCAACAATTTTAAGTTCAGATATATTTGAGGTATAAAGTTTATCAATAAACTTTTCAAATTTTTTAGTATTTGATTTCTTACGAACTATTACTTTTACAATTTTATTTTCATACTCACGAGTATCAAAAGTTTGATAATTATCGTCATCATAATAAATCACATAATACATTTTATATGGATTATTTACAGGAGTATGTTCAAGAGTTTCAGTATCAAAGATATGAAATCCACGAGTATCATTTACATCATTCCAAAAAATCTCATAAGGATTTCCAAGATAAAATACAGTACCATTATTTGAACGAGTATGATAATGCCCAGAAAATACTTTTGTAAAATCATCAAACATAATGGAATCCATACCATCATCCATTGTATGCCCACGATAAGCTTGAAATCCATTCAATTCCAAGTGCCCCATAGCAACTTTACACCCACTCTTTTTGATTAGACGTAAAGTTTTTTCTTCATTATCAGCACAAATCCAAGGAATCAGAAGAACATTTAAGTTTCCAATTTTAATAACTTCAGGGTCACTATAAGTTTTTATATTTGAATAATTTTGAAGCAAAAGTGAGGGAGAGTTTACACTATTAGTATTTTTATAATAAGCATCGTGATTTCCAACGAGCATGTGTACATCATATTTTAAAAGAGGATCTAATACAACTCTTTTTGTCCATTCCAAACTCTGATAATCAATTGACTTACGACTATCAAAAGCATCTCCAAGATGCATTACTGTAGTGATTTCTTCCTTTTCTAATGTCGGGAAAAATACATTTTTATAAAATTGCTCAAAGTAATCCTGAAAAAGTTTTGAACCTTTCCGGCAACCGTAGTGACTATCAGTGATTATTGCAACACGCATAAAACTAATATCTTATTTTACTGTGTATATCGTCTTTGATACTATTATAGTCTGAATAATTTCCACCGTCAAGGGTATTGTCATCAGTAAATACTTCACTGAATCCAGAACGTTCAAGTATTTTATTTTTGATTTCTAATTGACGTTTTTCTCTTTGTATACGACGAAGAAAAGCATAATAGATAATCTGTGTAAAGTAAGCAAAAGGATTTTCAGATTTCTTTGGATTAAAGTTATGAATATACTGAACACAATTTTCAATCCCATCACAAATCATATCGTCCTTAAACATATAATTTACGAAGTTTGGCTTGAATGAAAGATGATTAGCAATCTTTAAAAAACATTCACCTATGTAACGTGGTATTACTGGTTTGGGTTTGTCTTGAAGAGAAGCAATTTCAACATCTTCCCTGTACTTAATGAGAGCAGCAAGAAAATCTTTATTATTTACATAATGATCTGACCTTTTTCTTTTAGTCATAACATTTGTTGTTATCATAAGTTTTGTTCATTAATATGTATGAATTATAACACGTATTTTAATAGTTGACAAGTTTCACAAATAAGGGTACAATAACCTTTGTCAGGGTTGAAAAGATTGGTATAAGTTACTTAGAGATACTTAACTAATCTTATAGAGCTTCTCCAAGATTTCTTTAGCATCATTTACATTTGAAAGATAACCCATTGTTTTACTTGGTTTAGATTCATTAATTCCTTTTGTATCCAGTTGTCTCACATATGATTGATACATCACAATCATTTCAATATCAAAAGATTCTGACATTGTAAGCACATCATTTAAATTAATAACAAACATATCCTCTGTTGTTGTCTTCATCCAAGGTTCAAACTTATATCCAGAAACTCCAAATCTATTTTTAATTTCTGATATCATAATTGGATTTAGAATAATTAATAAAGTTTTATCTTCTTCTTCCACAGCAGATACTTTGGCAAATATTTCTTCACCTGATTTTAATTTTATTGTTGAGTAAAAATCTTCTTCCATTAGTTTTTGAGTTGTATTGTAATTATTTCGTAATTGAATTTTTCTTCATTATATATTTTAATTCTTTCTATAAAGTGATTGAGAGTATAGTTTTTTCTTGAGTTGTAAGTACAATCATCAGAGATATCATACAAGACTGCTTTTGTTTTGTTTTTACCTTTTCTTAAAACTCTTCCAATTGATTGAAGATTTCTAATTCTAGATTTACTAGGAGAAGCAAATATTACATTATGTAGATTTTGAATATTGATACCAGTTGAAAATGTACCATAAGAAGCAACAATAATCGCATCATTTTCCTTTTCAGTAATCTCACGAGTGAGCTCTCTTTCTTCAGTATCCACACCACCATGAATAAAGAAAACTTTTCTATCATTCTTCTTATTACTATTTATCTTTTCATATAATATAGATCCGTGTGTTTCAACTCTACTGTATAAAACTAAAGTGTTTCCTTTTAAATCTAATGCAAGATTTTTAATAAAGTTATTTCTTTTATCATGAGTTATTAAGTATTGTATCTCATCTTCATACACATCAAACTTCTTAGGAGAATGTTTAAGAACTATACACTGAATATCCAACTGAGAAAGATGTCCTTGCTTCATCAACACATCTGTTCTTGTAACTTTATATGAAGGACCAAATAATCCTTCTAAAACCCACTTATGAGTTTGAGTTCCATCTAAAGTTCCAGTAAATCCAAAACGATATTTGGCATGATGTAATTTAGTCATGATTGAGATTAATGACTTGCTCTTGAATAAATGAGCTTCATCACCTATAATGACACCATAATCTTCAAAGAAAGAACGTTCAAGTTTGTATATTGACTGCCAGGTTGTAATTGTAACTGGATGTTCGTTTGTTTTTTCTCTTCCTGAATAAATTCTGTGACAATATGATTCAGCATCCCAACCATAGTCCTGAAAATCTTTATACATTTGCTCCACGAGTGATGTCGTTGGAACAACTAAAAGTATTTTTTCGTGTTTATCTACATAGTATCTCACTAACGAATAAATCATCAGAGATTTGCCTGATGCAGTGGGAGATATCAATAGTTTTCGATTATGCCTTAATGCACCATATACTCCCTCTACTTGATAGTCACGAGGAGTGTGACAACAAATAGATTTCATATAATCTTGAACACCTTCAAGTGAGATACCCTCATTTATTTCAAAGGGTTGTCCATAAAATTTATTGTCTTCAAATGTATAAGTATAATTAGATTGCTCACAAAAACTTATAATCTTATCTAAAAGACCAACATAAATCTGTTTAGTTCTAATATCAAATAAATGAATTTCACCATTCCAATGCTTATTTCTATACTGGGGCATAAACTTTGCCCCATCTACTTGGAATGTAAAATGATCTCTTAACTCATACTCAATGTGTGGTTGAGTTTCTAAATTTAAAAATACTTCGTTTGCTTTTTTAATAATAACGTCTGTTACACTCACGATGATTTGTTCACCTGTGAGTATTTATCTACCCTAATCCACTCATAAATTTTTGATATTCTATGGCATTTTTAATCTGATATGTTCTATTGTGTATCATTTTAAGAATATTATCAATATAAAAAATCATTGTATCGTAATAGTCATTTTTTAATGAAACTGATGAAAGTTTTTCATCAGCATCCAAATATTTTTGTAGAGTATCTTTATCTCTAATCTTTTTAGGAAATGGAGTTTCTATATAAGTTTCTGGATCTGATTTTCCTGAGTAATATTCATATCTTTCGTGTCTAATATTTTTTCTTTGTTGTTCTGCTTTCTTTTTTAGAAGTATTGTATTATTATAGATATCAAAGTATTTTGCGTGTAGTGCTGGTATTTTCAATGATTCTGTATGTAGATTATCTGGATCAATTATTGAATCTTTTTCCCACATTTTTTGAATCATATCAAGGTCAAAATTCATAAATTATTTCCACTTAAATCAGTTATATTGTAGATAGTATACTTGAAACTTACGTCTGCTGTAAAGTATTGAATATCAGTATCTGTTGCATCAAAACTAATTGTAGAAAGAGAATATGGAAATAAATCTTTAAAACTTACATTAAACTTTGCAATTAAATTACTACTTAAAATTTGTAAAGTTCCATCAGAGTAAATATTCATTGATTTTTGTTGATATTTTGGATTTACAATTCCATTTTTTTGAAGATCATAAATTTCTTCCAAACTTTCTGGATATCCAAGTCCACGAATCCAATTTTGAATTTCCATATAATTTTCAAGATTTTCATCAACTAAAAATCTAATATTTAAATCACCAAATACAATTTTATCTCCAGGAGTATCAATATCTTTTAGATATGATGGTTGAATTGCAACACCTAAATTGAGGTCTGGTATATTTGCTTGATTGCAAAAAAATGCAACTTTAGGACTTCTTTTTAAAGAAAATTTGAATCCAGTAGGAGAAAGAAAATTTCTATTTTCTATTTGTGTATTACTTCTTGCCATTTTTTTAAGTATTTAGATAAAAAAAGAGGGTCTCGAAAGACCCTCTCAATAAAGTTTGTGAGAAGACTCACATTAGATTTTTTACAGCAACTCTTCTGTAGTAACGGTTAGCGTTCACTCTGAGTGCTCCAAGACCTTGAGCAGTTCCTTCGGCAAATGGATTGGCAACAAGACCATAACGAGTCTTGAATCCAATTTTTGGTTGGAAGTTGTTCTCACCAACGGCACGAACCATTTGGAGAGGAACATAAGGACAATAGAATAGTCCAGCATCATAAGGGGAAGAACCCTTATAACCAACAACATAATACTGATTACCAGGAGATGCATTACCTGAGGTCAGGTTAGCAGAATAAGGATCGATATAAACACGATACTTACCTTGTAGAACACCAGCAAAGGTGTTACCAGTGTCATCTACGTTGAGATTAGCATTAAGAGCAGGGGTGTAGTCAAGAACACCAGCCATGGTCAGTGCTGAAGCAACGTCAGCAGAGCACATAATGATGTTGCCCTTTCCACGACGAGTTCTTTGTGCGATTGCGTTAGCATCACGCTCAATCTGGAATAGAAGTCCTTTGAACTTCTCAACTGACCAACGACCATTGGAATCAACGTCAAGGTCAAAGATACCAGCAGTTGCGGTATTCTGTACAGCACCTTGCTCAGCAACCTTATAGATGGTTCTGATAACTTCACGGTTAATTTCAGCAAGAATCTCTGTAGAGAGAATATTTGCCAATTCTGCCTCAGCATTCAAACCGTGAATTGCCTTAAGGTCTTGTGCGAGTTCTAATGAATACTCAGCTTTCAGTGCGCGTGACTTTGCAGTCACAGTGACTTTCTCGATTGAGAATGCCATCTGGTTGAAAGCATCAGCACCGGTACCATCAAGGTTCTCTGCATCACCAGTAACCATTCCCTGACCTACGTTATAGGCAGTAGAAGTAGCAGTACCAACAGGGTTTAAAACTGAAGGATTAGTTCCACTTTGAGCAGTGGTACCAATACCAGCAGCAGTATCACTGAATCCAGCAGATTCATCAAGACCGGCATCTTGACCAGAGAATGCTGAATCTACTTCGTTGTAGAATGCTTCAGTACCACTCTGATTTACATAACGTGAGCGCATTGCGAAGATGAGTCCAGTAGGACCGCTCATTGGTTGTACGCCAGCAAGGTCGTAAGCAACCAGATTAGGCATTGAACGTCTAATCAATGAGATTAGAACTGGATCGAAACCAGCAGTAGGACCAGCAGCAGCAGAACCACCACCGAATGATCAAAACCAGCAGTAGGACCAGATGCTAGACCAGCACCACCACCGAATCCTCCACTAGCACCAGCAGCATTACCGCTGTTGGTTGGAGATTCCATCAACATTGACAATGAACCATTATCAAATGAGGATTGCTCTCTTAAAAATCTTTCTTGGTTCTCTAACAGGACTGCGGTTACCGCTCTACGATGTGAATCTTTGATTGAATCAAGACCCTCATAGTTGAGGAGAGGAGCCCACTTTTCCTGCAGATGTTCTGATTGAAACATTTGCGTTTACCTTTAGTGTGTTTGTTTACGTTTGATTTAATATTGAAGTCAGTTATTTATTAAATCTTGAAAGAGTGTTCAGATAAGATGCCATTGTTCCTGAAATAGATTCAGGTGAACTATCTACGCCTTCTGACAAATTTTCAGGTTTGGATCTTGGAGATTTGTATGTTGGGAAATAAGATTCCTTCAATGTCTCCAGTTTTCCGCGATATTCTGATTCACTTTCAAACTCAACACTTTCGGCAAGTGAAGCGAGCTTATCTTTCTGAGTGGCAGCAAGTCCACCAGAAACTTGTTCAAAGATTCCATCAGCAACCGACTCTGAGAGACGCTTGTTTAGGGAAACGTTTTTCTCAATTTGCTCGTTGAGTTTTGTTTCCATTTCATCAAGTTTTTCTACCATACTATCTAAAACATCATATTTATCTTCAGGGATTTCTACATAATGATCTTCAAAAAGACCCTTCATTCCTTGGATGAAGGATTCTGTAAGTTCTGCCTTAAGTCCTTGCTCAATCGCAAGGCAATTTTCGGTGAACCATTCATCAGCAACATATTCTAGATAAGAATCTACACGTTCGTTGAGTTCGGTTTTAATTTCTTCAACCTCTTCAACAAGTGCTCTTGCATATTGATCTTCAATAGATTCCTTAATTTCACTAACCTTAGATCTGAGAGCAGCCTCAAAAATGGTTCTTGCTTTTAGTTGGAACTCTTCAGATAGTTCTTCACCATCAAGAAGAGCATTTACATCGTCTTCAATATCAAAATCTTCTTGTACTTCTTCTTCGTCATCTTCTTCGTCATCTTCTTCCTCATCGTCTTCATCTTCCTCATCGTCTTCATCTTCTTCATCATGCATTTCTTCTTCAATAAAATCTTCGTCTTCAAGATCTTCTTCTTCTTTCATTGCATCAGCAGGTTTTGCTCCCTTATTTACAACATCTCTTACTTGTTTGAGTGTTGCACCAGGAGTTTTAAGTTTTGCTGAATCATCATCTGACTTATAATTTTCTGGAGTAGGACCACCGAGGTCTTCATAACTACCAGTTTGACCTGGTGGTAAGTTTCCAGATAATGATGTCATTGAATCTGCTGCTGTAGCATTAGAATTTACAGCAGTTTTGGATTGCTTAGTGCCCACTTCCATTTCTTGTAGATCTCCACGAGACATTTGAACTCTCCGATTTACCTTTATTAAATCTATATTTATTTATAATTTAAATATTTGCAAGAAAGTCATTGAACAATTCCAATTTTCTTTCTTCAAGTCTTTTTTGATCGACTAATGTATTTATTCTTCTTTGTGTTGACTTTGCGATCTGTTCTCTTAAGATTCCTCCAGACCACACCCACTCCTTTCCTTCCATAATTCCCTGAACAAATGCGTCAGGGGCAGAAGGATCTGCAACAATATCAGCAGCAGTTGCTAACATAAAATCATCACCAACTTCATTGTATCCATCACGATTTCTTGTGACAGATCCTATACCACGAGAAGAAACACCAAGAGTCACACCAGAGTTTAAAAGTGCCTCAGCAATTTTACCCATTGGAGTGGGAAGGATTTGTGCCTTACCAATAAAGTTATTTCCTTCTGGAAAAAGAGAAACAATCTTGTGAGAAACACGATCAAGGTTTACAGTAGGTCCATCTGGATGCCCAAGTTCACCAAGAGCACGACCTTTACATACATATTGTTCATTATATCTTTTAACTTCTCTTTCCATAACACAGAAAGAATATATTCTATTATTACGATTTGCTTTCTCTGTACAGAGAAATGGCCCCTGAATAAACAGAGTTTTCTTTCCATTTATACTTTCAGTAATAACTTCTACTGATTCAATTTGTTCTGTGATGAGTTTCATTTTATGCCTGGTTGGTAAGTTGTACTTGTTGATAATATAAAACTCCAGATGCACCAGAAGCACCAATCGCACCAAGTTTTTGTGATGTTCTTAATGTTGCATCAGCAGAAGAAAATGCAGTTACAATACCACTTGAGTTGTAACTTACAATGATTCTACTTTGATGAAATCCATTAACACCAGAACTAGTATTTACAGATGTGACTATCTGGTGAGAAAAGTCATAATAAGATTGTCCAGATGCACTCAATGTTACAGAATCACCAACACCAAATGGTGATTGTGTTCCTTCTGCGAAATCAATTGTTGTAGTAGTTCCAGTAGTAATACCAACAACTCTATTTGATGCCTTTGTAAGAGCAAGAGTTACAGATCCACCAGAAGGAACATAGTAATCAGTGTTTGTTGCCGTTGGGCTTGATCCAATCGTAATATGTGCTGCACCACCAACAGCAACAATTCTCAAAGTATCTGACTGCACTGAAAATGCTGATGATGTTGTTGCGGTGCCGGTAAATGAGAATGAAGAACCTGCACCAACTGGTCTATGCGTCATTATTCGTATAATACATTTATTGATTATTTATTACTTTACAAATTCGTAGTATAATCGTATCTTTACTCTTCGTCTTCTTCACTTTCTCCTTCACCAAAAACCGAAGATGCTACCATTGGACGAAATGTATCCAATCTTTCTGTGGATTTTGCAAAAAGCAAATCTTTGATTTTATCGCTGATTTGTGAAGGTGATTCATCACTAATAATCATATCCATCAGTTCATCCATATTTGTGACCAATTAATTGCTTGTTTATTTATATTTATATCTCACCGCCCTTGGGCATCTCTGCAATTTTACCATCCGCAACAGTAGTATCACCTTGTTTATCAATATCAGGTTCCATAACTGGTTGTCCCAAATCCATTTGAGATGTTTGGTCTAATGGAAGTCCTGTTTGTGGATCAATTGGTTGACTTGGATCTGGAATAATACCTTTTTGAATTTCTTTCTTAATAATTGAATCCTGTTCAATGATTTCAATATCTGTTTGACGAAGGATTTTACGCCTCACATAATCTTGTGAAAAATATTTACCAATATAAGGTTCGGCAACTTGTACCATATTCAACCTTTCATTAAGTAATTCTGCGTCTTTAAGTTCCGCAAAGTGATTATCATATAAGAAATCATATTGTATGTGCTCATCCATTGTCTCCCAGTCTTCTGGGGTAATGATATTTTTAAGAATTAATTGAGTTTTCAACATATCATTAAACATATATGAAAATCTTTTTCTCAATCTACCAACAAACTTACTGAACTTAACTTCATCACGAAGAATTTCTGAAGAACGTCCAAGGTTAAATCCACCTTCACCATCCATTCTTGATGGTGGTACATTTAATGAACGATAAAGTTTTTTCTTAAAATATTCAATATCTGTGATTTCACCAAGATTTTGCCCACCAGGAAGAGTTGTAATCTCAGTTCCTCTACCACCTTCTCTTCGTGGTAACCAGAAATCTTCCATCATAGACATCATTTTTTTATCATCACGAATTTCACCTGTATTCGCATCATATACAAGTTTATTACGATATCTCATCATCACATCACGAAGATATTGTTCTGCCTTTACTTTAGGTAGATTACCAACATCAATATAAAATACTCTTCTTTCTGGTGCTCTTGAAAGTCTGTAGATTACCAAAGAATCTTCAATCATTCGTAGTTGATTGAGAGATTTAATTGCCTTATGAAGATATGATAAGGTTGACCCCTTATTGCGGTCTACAAGTCCTGAAGTGCAATAGGTAATAGAATCCTTAGTCATCTTAATCCCTGCCTCTCCACCCAATGCAGATGCATTTCCTGTGGGATATGTCATCTTTGGATTGTAAATGAAATACTCCTCCATTTCGGGGAATTCGTATTCCATTGGATTTTGATTATTTGGATTCGCATTTGCTAATCTAAATCTCTTATCCGCATCAGTTGTCTTTTTTTGTTGTCGTATATAACGCATTTTCATTGCGTCAATATATCTCAACTCTTTAATTCCTTCTTCTGGTTTTTTGAAATCAATTACTTTGTGATAGTATAGTCTTCCATCAATATACCAATTTCTATAAATTTCGTGAGATTTTCTATCAAAATCCAATAAATCAAGAATATTTTTAAACTCTTCTCTAATTCTTTTTTTAATACCATCACTGGCATTTAAGTTTGAAAGTTCAATTTCTACTGGACTATCGTTTGTGTCAGATACAATTGCCTCACTTACAATATCTTCAATGGCACTATCACATTCAGGGTGAAGTGCCATCTCACGATATCTTTTGATTAAATCAAATTCAGTTCTATAAACACCTTCTATATCTACATAAGAACCAAAAAACCCACTACTTACAAAATGATCAGATCCGTCTTCACTATTGGGAGGAACTGGTGATACTACGGATGGTGATATTGGTTCTTGATCTTCAATAGAAAAACCAAATAATTTTGCCATAATTTAATTAATCTGTATTCTTACTATTTATCAGTTACTTTTACCAACAGGATACCAATAATTCACTTGAAATTCAACAGTAAATTCTTCAATTGCATCCGATGAATCAAATGAGAGATCAATTGCAGAAATGTTAGTTGGGAAGATGTCTTCAAATTTATATGATTTTGCAACTGAAATACCACCACCGGAAGTGGCTCCCTGAGCTGTATCAACTCTAGTTAATTGTTCTACCAAAGCACTTGCCATATAATCGGTAGGATTTGTTACTCCACTTGCATCTTTATACTGACCAATATATTGCATCCAGTTTTCCATAAACGTTCTGATTGCAAAATCAGTATCGTTAATGACTGTGATCGACCATGTATCATAAGTTCTGTCCCCAGCAACCTTAAAAGTTCTTCCACGAAAAGGAACATCGATAGATGCAATATTTGATGCTGGAAGATTTGCTGCCTTACACAACAATGTAAATTTTGCATCAATTTGTGAACCAACTGCTGTCTGTGCCGGCCCTGGTAGAGTTATTCCAACTTCAAATAGATTGGGGCGAGCACCACCACCAATAAGAGCTGACTTGAAATCTGAGAGAGTTTTGTTAGTTGCCATTTTTTTAGTTTCTCCTTTTTAATTTATTTATTTTAATTAAACAGTTCCAGCAACTTCTTCAAAACTAACACCAGTGCGAGTCGCAACAAATGTTAGAGTTACATAATTAATTGACTTCGTTGGTTTTAGGAAGATATCAGCACGGAACTCATTATTATCAATCACATCAGGAGTGTTATTTGAGGTATCGCAAACAACCAGGAATCCGTAGAGACCTCTCTTTGCTTCTATATCACGAAGAAATGGTTCAACAACGTTTTTGAAATTTGCTCTAGTCAATTCGTCATTTAATTCAAAAAGTTGTGCTTGTGCAACTTTTTCAAGTGCCTGTTCAATCGTAAGGAACAGACGACGAACGTTAATTCTATCAAATGCGGATGCATATGCAAGAGCAGTTTTATCTCCAAAAAGAAGAGTTCCAACTCCAGGTTGATTTATAATTGAGTTGATTCTTTGTGGGTAAAGTTGGTCTCTTTGTGATTTTGATGGATTGTAAGCAAGTTTAATTGCATTATTTAAAATTCCTCTCTGTTGTCCCGCAGGAGAGAACCAAGGAAATGATGTAATATTAGTGCGAGTCATTAGACCTGCAATATCAGCATTACAAGGAATATAACGGAACTGATTGTTGAATCTATCATAGGTGTACTTATATCCACTATCAAAGATTGCATAAGATGATGATTGAAGTGAACTAAAGTATTGAATTAGATTTGTTGTTTGAGTGGTAGTATTTGTTTGTCCCACCAAGTTTGCCCTATGTGGTCCAATACAAGCAATAGCATCTCCTCTTGAACCTGCAAGAGAAATCAAATAATTTGCCTTTGCCTGTGAATCTACTTGATTTGTAAGACCTGGGCCCATAATGAGATAATCTACTTGAATCTCATCTTTATTACTAAAGAGTTGATATGAGTCAATCAAATCTCCAAGAGATGCTTGGAATCCACCATTAGCAGAATAATTCTGACCTCCTGCGAGAGTGTATGATACATTTCCGATTGAAGAGAAGGTTATTCCCTGTGCATCCTGTCCCCAGAGACCTTGTGAGGTTGTGTATGGAGTAAATGCTGTACTGAACCCTACTGCTCTTGGGGCAGTTCCGTGATATGAATCAGCAGCACTGGAAGGATTGCTTCCTGCATAAACTTGAGAAGAGAAATCAGCAAGAAACTGTTCGTACCAAATCTTTTGAGGAGAATTTACTGAAGAAATTGAATCAAATGCCTTGGAAATACCTACGAATTTTTCAATAATTGTTCCAGAATTTCCTGTGATTGTTCCTCTGTCATCAACAACTGCAATATGGAGAGCATCATTCTCACCAGCTCTATCAAGTGAATACTGATTTGAAGTTGGTCTTGGTGCAATTGACTTCCAGAAAATTGTGGAATTTGTAAGACCAAGAGTTTGTTGTCCGTACCAATCAACAACTGTGGAAGGAGTAATTGGAGAAGATGCTGATGTTCCTGTATTGATTCCAGAATTATTGACGAAACGAAGAGAACTTGAAGTAGAATATGATGCGGTAGAAGAACTTTCTGCATAATCAATTGCAGTTTCTGTATTACCAGATGAAACTCTAGAAACAATTCGTACATCAATAGTACTATTTCCATTTGTAGCATCAGTCGTAACACCAGTAATAATACCCTTCAAATAACCATTAAAGAGTGATGTTGTTCCTGATCCGGCAAGAGCAATATTTGTTAGTGCAGTCGTAACACCAAAACCAATAGTTGCCCCAGAAGCTGAAGGGTTGGTTGTTGCAATACCAATTGTCTGATCTGCTAAATTATCAATAAAACAAACTTTTAAATTATTTGCCCAAGTTCCTGGGTTCTTTGCTGCATAAGTGAAATTAGTTCCATCTGAATGATTATTTGTATAATCATCATAATTTTCAATTTTTAATGCTGAAGTAGAGGCAGCTCCAACTCCGGCATTTGCATTATTCAAAGTTGATCCATCGGTTCTTACAACCTTAAGGATACCACCGTAAGAAAGATATGAGGAAGCACTCATCCAATATTCGTATTGAGAATCTGTTGAGAGTGGTTTACCAAATACGTTAATTAAATCCTGTTCTGTTGAAATATCAATTGGGTAATCTACTGGTCCAATTGGAAAGGGTCCTGCAATTGCACCAATATTATCTAAAACATTATCTGCTCTTCCTACTGTTA